TTGAGATATAGTACCACCAGATTTGGTTATGTATCCATAAGGTCCATAAATTGGATTGCCGTCATATGCCCATCCAATTATAGGAGAATGGTCAATAGATGGAATTTCAGTTCCATTAGATAATTGAAGATCGGTTTTACCATATAAAATATCACCACTTTGATTTCTTCCAAAAACAGATTCTCTTAATTTACGTGGTGCATATAAATGAGAGAATTGTAATCCACTATTTTGATTAAATTCATGTGCAATAAATCCATCATCACCTGTAAAATTCTTTAAATGTCTTTCAAATAAATTAATTCTCCATTCTTGAATAAGTGCTCTAAATTGAGATCCATCACCAGGAACAGAAACAGATAATGTAGTATTATCCTGAAGATATCCTCTACCACCTTCAATTATTTTAACTGCTGCCAATTTACCATTTTCAAGAATTGGTGTAAGAACACAACCAGTTCCAGAACCACCAATAATAATATCAGGTGGTGAATTATAATTAAGACCACTATTCTGAATTAATACCTCTGTAATTTGTCCATTATTAACTACTGGTTTTATTTGTGCATTTTTTCCTGCACTTAAATTTACATTAGGTTCTCTATTAAAATTAATAATTTCAGAATCACCATATCCATTACCTTGATTTGATAAATCAATTGATGTTATAGATCCTCTAATAATAGGTTGAATTTTAGCACCGAATATTTCATCAGGAGTTCCGTCAAAATCTGCAGTACTAATACCAATTTTACCTGATATTGTAATAGAAATACTTTCATAATTAAAAATATGTGTGCCAATTCCTACAGAAGTTAAATCAATATATTGTTTAGTGTCATAGAAAAATGTTTTTTGATCATCTGGTCCTATAACAGATAATTTAAATTTATCATCACTAATTTTAGTAACATAATAATCAGATCCATTTGTAAGACCTCCTATTTCCTGACCAGTAGATCCATATTGAAGTATTTCACCAGAATTATAAGAATGATTTTCTAAAGTTATAGTATTAATAGAAGTATTGACTCCAACAGGTGTTATTGTTTTTCTTCTATTAGAATATCCTGATCCACCTGAAATAATATTAATTCCTTCAACCACCATCTTTTTATCAAAAGATTCTAATGATTGACTTCCTACACCATAATCTGTTAAAGATATTGTATTAATACCACTAATAGCATCTTGTTTAGATGGATGTAATCTTATATTGCTATTATTAATAATAGAAGCATAATATTCAGAGTCAGTAGATAATCCCGTAACAGCTTTTTGTCCATTAGATTTATAAATTACTCTTTCTGCATTTCTAAATTTATGATAAGTGGTAAATCCAATACTATTACTTGTAAGATCAACACTACCGCCTGGTAACGTATCAAAATTAACTTTATGAGTAATTAATTTAGTATTTACAGATGCTCTTGCATTATTTCCATTTCCACCTGAAATATTAATCTCTGGTGTTTCTACATAATCAAATCCAGGGTCAACTATTCTTATTTCTTTTAATGCTCCTGAAACAGCAACACTACCAGTTGCACCTACTCCTACATTATCAGTAATATTTAATTGAGGAGGATTTAATACATCATAACTAGATCCACCAGAAATAACTTCTATAGAATTAATTTTTCCATAGTGAATAGAATCATGTGATTTATAATTTAATACTTCAACTCCATTAATTAAAATACCAGTAAATCCAGGAGTTGTTTTATAATAATTACCATCATTAGAAGGTAAATCAATTTCTCTAAAAATATTTTGTGCTTGTAATGTCTTTTTCTTAAATTTATGTGGTGTTAACTTATTATCTTGAACAGTAACAGCATTATTTAATTTAACAAAACTAGAATTTGATAAATTAGTTCTACTTTTTGCTAATTTAATAATTAAACTATTAACTCTCTGAATAAAATAAAGACCTTCATTTTTAGCAGTATCATTTGCGTCTATTATACCTAGATCATCTGCAAATAAAGAAGATTTAATTACTTCCCTACTAGACAATACTCCTGCATCATAAAATTCTTCAGAAACTCTTTGAGGATAATAGTAAACAGCATCACCAGTATAGAAACCATGATCTCCACTTGTCACCAATTGAATTTCTTCACCAACAAAAGTGCCAGAGAAAGTAATTGTTTGAGAATCTAAATTTAATGGTTGTGAACTATATGTTGGGATTGATGAAGAAGCAACAAGATATTTTCCACCACTCGTATATACATTTTGAACATTAGTAGAATATAATGATGCTTCAGGGAATGTAGTTGATTGAGTTTTTAATATATTTCTTCGGATTGTAAATTTATAAGTCAAATCAAGTAATCCTTGACCTTTAATAGTAATTTTTCTTGCACCATCTACATCAATAATAGTAGATGATGGTTTTACATTACCTGCATTATCAATTAAATCTGCTTTATCACCAATTCTAAAAGAATGATCTACGTAGAAATGAACCAAGTATGTATTATCACTTGGGTCAATTACTTCTAAACTTTTAACTTCAAAAAGAGGTGCAATATTATAAAACCAATTTTTCCCTTTAAAACTAGTATCATTATTACCTAAAGTTTTAATTTTCGCAGTTTCATTTACAGAGAAGTTAGTAGTATCATCAGGATAATTAAGTTTGTTTAAAACAGAAGTAATATTTACTTTAACAGTTTCTGTAGGATCTACATTAGAAGAACCATAAGTGTAAGTGTTAATTCCAATATTTGATGCATCTAAAATATCATGAGTTAGATTAGAACATCCAAAGAACTGATTTATTGATTTTGAAGTATAACTAACAATTCCAGCAGATGCATCAGAATAAACAACCTTTAATTCACCTGAATCTGGGAATCCAACAGTAGAATCTACATCAAAAGAAGTAGATCCAGCAGCAACTCCACCTATAACTCTTGTTTTATCATGTACAACAAATGTTCCATATATTGAACCATCTACCCTAACGTCTCTATTATAACCAGCATCAAAACTTAATTTATAGAAGGTTTTTCCAGCACCAACATTAATTGGTTCTACTTTAGTAACTGGAGCATATGCTTTTTCTGTAATACCTTCATATTTGTCTTGAAATAATGTAGAATTCTCTAATTCAGTAGGATCTCCCTCAACTGCTTCGACTACAAGGTCATTTGTAATTCTATAGTTAGCATTAGAAGGTGTAAAGAGATAATCTCTTGGTTTTACGATTCTTACATCTTCCTCATAGAGTGCTTTGAACAATATTTCAAAGGATCTATCAGTTCCCTTACTTAAATAGAAATCTTTTGCTTGTTTAACGAAAAGGTTCTGATTTAAGTTAGATGAAAGACTTCTATTCTCTAAACCAGGCAATAATTGATTTTTGGTTTTTAATAGAAACTCATTTAGGAACAAGGAACTTAGATTCTCGACTCTAGACCCCGCTATATGCCCCTCAGAGGTGCTTGAATTGAATACTAATACGTCTGGCTTGGTTTCTGCTTTATATGAGGTTATTCCACAAAATCCTCTGATACAACCAGTGAATGCAGTCGTTGTAATTCCTGTATATGTAATAATCTCATTATCAATTTTAAGCAATCCATAAGACTTTGGAAAACCATCCGTTCCTGCAGGATAATTGACCATATCAACTTCAATGGTCTCATCATTAAGTGTTATATCAGTTTTTAATCCAACTTGACCAGTAAGATTGGTTATATTATCAATTTTAACATAATCATCAATATTTTGTGCCAGATCAATAGGACCACCTTGGTATTCTTGTCCTTGGTAGTAAGATTTCAGAAAGTCTGATACTAACGGAAACTCATCCCGTGTATACACAGGAAGTTGATTCTGTACTATGTTACTGAATTGGATTCTTTTTTCTGACATTTTATGATCTTACTAAGTTCCCGTTATGGTAGCTAGAGGTTACGACATAATTAGATGCTGCGGGGTCTAATCCAGAAGCAATTTCATCAACAACAGTATCAAAGGTGCTATTACTAATATCTAGTTGCAAATAAAGATCCTGTAATCCAATCACGTCATTGGATTTGGGGCAAGCAGACAATTCAACAATCGTTTGCCCATCTTTTAATTTACCACTTATAATATTGATCGGATTAATTGTTATAATCCCTTTCTTATAATTTATATTACCAACATTACGCTTAATTATGGTAGGATTTGTAGATCCAGCATCAGGTAAGGTAAAGAGGAATAAAGAACCAGTTTCTCTATTTGTATTTGGAATATCAGAGAGATAAACATCATCTGTAGAGTCAGTTGTCTTAAATGCAGATGATTTAATGTTATAACCATCCATACTCTTAATATAAAACTCATTTCCAAACCCAATTTGGTATTCTGCAAACGAATTAAGAGCAACACGAAGGTCTCTTCTCATTTGAACAGTTGTAATATTGGATGTAACTGCTTCACTACTGTCATCAATGATAGATAAGAACTTACTATACTTAAATCTTGCTCCATAACGGTTTAATTCAGTAGATTCAGAGTATTTTGTAGTATTTTCCTGAACTAATGTAGAAACATACTCTGCACTTGGAGCCATATTACTGTTATAATAGACTTTTGAGTCAACTTCAATATAAAGATACTTCAAATCAAGAATTTCTGGAACAATTCCTGCAACTGCATACTTTTTCAACCTCATTTTGATATTTTCTTTAATCAAATTAGGTAGAAAGTCACCAGTTCTTGGTTTTATACTAATAAAGACCTTTCCGTACTGAGGAGGAACCAATTCTTCACCTCCAAAAACAGAAATTGACTCTGTTTCGGGATAAATCTTCGATGGAATTAGTGTTTCATAGTCATTTGCTGTTAAAGCACGATTTTGAGACGCATAAATTCGTGGTGCAAACTTTTTAACCGAGTCTACACTCTCAATTACCTCTCCACCTTGGGCAGTTACTCCTGTTGTAAGTAAAGATATACCAGTTGTAACTGTATATTCCTGAGAATTACGTGTATAAGTTAATTTTCCAGAAAATTGGAATTGATTTACGCCATTTGCACTATCTCCATTACAAGTGATGTAATTTATAGTAATAAAATTGCCTTCTTCTAGTTTTTTACCAAAAATTCCATCTCCAAAGAAGATTTCATACCTTTCATTTTCAATTTCTTGTAAAAAATAAACTTTTGAGTCAGATTTTACATCTAAAAGACTATCTTGAGTCGTATATTTTGTAGAAGTTGTGGATTGTTGGTTTCCTTTTACTGTTACAGATAATAATGCAGTATCAATTCCACTATTTGGTAAAATAAACTTCTGATTTGGGTTTCTTCCAGAATAAGTGAAGTTTGAAGTCAATAATGTTCCTTCAGAAATGATAATATCGTCAAAATATGCAATTCCATCATTAACTGGGACTGTAATATCTTCTAAAATTGAAAAAATAAACGATTGACCACCAAAAGCACCCTCACTTGATGCAATTGGACCTTTTTTAAGTGTTAAAGTAGCAGGAGTTGGTATTACACCTGAACAATCTACGAAAAAACTGATTGATGAAGTTGCTGCTTTCCTTGAACGTGGTACATATCCTATGTTTCTTGCCAATGAGACTACATTTTCCCTTAAAGTAGCACTATCAATGAAAACCTCATTGGTTATCATGTTAGCATTATAAGAGGTTATGTAGGTATTATATGCCAATACGTCAATAATCGAGGACAGGTTAGATCCCTCGAAGTCATAATCTGTAAAATTGGAGTTTGCTTTAAGATATTCCTTAAGCGTTGTCTTAATCTGGGCAAAATCCAGATTAGAAAAATTAACTAATGGCATTTTATCTCGTTGGTAACAAGGCGAACTGTAATTCCTGTGGTGGTGTGTCTGCCCCTATGATGTTATATGTCACAACAGCATCAAAAGAGTTGTTATCAAAGTCAGGAAACACCTCTACATTCTTTAAAGACACTCTAGGTTCATAATTTTTTATAGATTCTTCTATTTCATCTGCAATTACAGCAGCAGTTATGTTATCTACGTTCTCAAATAGGAGTCCACTTATCTTTGAACCGAAGTTTTCGTTAAATGGTTTCTCTCCAGGTATAGTCATGACGATATTTCTCACTGAACGAGCGATTGCATTCTCATTCTTAAGACCAATGAGGTCTGCATTCAGGGGATTTGCCTGAAATGACATACTAAGGTCTTTAAAACCTTGACTAATTCGCTCTAAAGGCATCTATTTTATTATATACGTAGTAAATATAACTTTATTTATAGGGGTTTCTGACTAAAATTCTGTGAGATTATGCAAATCAGTCTCATAATCCAATCCATCAGGTTCATATAAGTCATTTTCCACCTTTAGATCCCTTTTTTTAGGAGTTTGGTTATCATTTGCTATCTCACGCAACATTTTTTGGTGTTGATGATTACCAAGATTGTCTAAAAAATCGGTCATTTGTATTAATGCAATAAAAAAAGGACTCTTTCGAGTCCCTTTTATTTATTTTCCTTGTCCTCGACTTCTTTTGGGTTTACCATTACGAGAGGAAGCGGCATATTTGGTATGTTTGCCTTGTCCTTGTCGAGATTTTTTCGGGCGGGTAAGGATCTCTTCCCTTCCACCCGTTGTATACATCTTTGCCACTAGTTAAATTCTCCTTGGTTAATGTTCATACGAGTCACGCCCTAGATTATACGAGTTTTTTCGTGACCGACCCTAATACGAGGATCG